AGTCCAGACTGCATCTTCTTCACTCTGTACCTCCATCATATATTCTTGGTAAAATTTAGAAGGAGTCCCAGAATCTCTATAAAACTTCTTCTTTTCTTCTAATTTGCTTAATGGAAACCAACTATCCCATAATGCAGTTCCATCATCTCGAATAGCTCTATAAGTAATCACCCTCCAAGCAAATTCTTTATCCCCTTTAAGAGCCTTTGCATTACTAGTAAGAAGATTATTGATGAAAGAATCATAATGTACAGGAGTACCATTGACACGAAGGCGACCAGTGTGAGGCTCAAGAGCAGGATAGACAACGGCAGTAACAAGATTCGCATTTTTTGCCCTTGCTTCTGGCGTGATTGTGTTTTGTTCGTGTTCAAAGTCGTCAAGGATGATGAGGTCGTATCGTTTATGAAGTTTCGCTCCACCTCTGATTCCTGCGACATTGCTCTTACTAATAAGTTTACATCCATTTGTTAACTCTATATCTTCCTCTGTCCATTTCTTCCCTTTGAGTCTCCCAAAATAATAAATGAGTTTTTCATTGTACTCGAAATGGTGTTTAATGTAATCCATATTCCCTACGGATAGTCTTTGTGTAGCAGATACCCAAGCATAGAAATGCATATCAGTATCTAAAAAACAAAAGTCTTTAATGATACTAGCCTTTGTAAGCACCGTTTTACCATGACCTCTGGGGAGTATAATCGCCAGTTGCTTACATTGAGCATCGTCAATCGCATCTGCCATCTCAAAATGGAAGGCAGGTGTTTCACTTCTCATGAAGTCATCTGGCAGAAATAACTTTCCGAAAGCAATAAGGTCTTTACTAGCTAACTCAAGTATCTCTTCAGCTTCACTTACATTCTGTGTATTTATATTTGCCACGGACCGGGATATGGAGTCGTAGTAATACTACTTCTTTGACTTAGATAGCCCAGCACGACCCTTACCTTTTTTTGGCTTTGGTTCTTCTTTTTCGGCTTCCTTATTTTTTTCTTCGATGTATTTTGTGAACTCATCACTATCTCCTTTAAATCCTACATAAGCCCCAAGAACATTATCTACCAAACTTAGCTTTTCGTTTATAGCTTTTAACCATTGAACTATCTTGTCCTGCGTTTCTATAAGACCTTTTAAGTTTGAGACTATCTCGCCTTTTGTCACGCCCTTTCTCTTTATACTCATAATACTCCTCATTGTATTCGTCTGCGGTTGTTGGTTCTACGCAACTATCACAGATTCCTGTGTTATTCATTGTTGGTTTGTCACACTCGTGACACATAAATGGAGTCGGCATTAGGACTTAGCCCACCAACTTCCATCTATCTTTTTTTCTATGCGATTTAATCTCCATAGAACACTAAGAAGCATCATTAACATCATCAACATTGTAAATTCCCAATAGGGGAAATACTCTGTGCTGAATATTGCTTCCCAATAGTATCTCATCATTTCCTATTCCTCAAGAAGGTTAGATATTCTGCTCCAATTTCTGGATTGAATATGACTGTTATTAGTCTATTATCGTAATCCTCATACTGAGGGTCGATTATAGTTATAGGACAGTTGAAAATATTCTTATCATCTAGTCCTAATTTATCTGCATAATTATCAATAATCTTAAATGATGCCACTTGCAGTCCGTGACTTATTAACCCTGTTGATGGGTCTTTGAGTACTTGATAGCCAGATACATGAGTATGACCACAAGTAAGCAAATGGTCACGCCATCCAGTTTGGATAGCTCTTGAAACTCCGTGTGCAGTATTCCATATAGAATTCCCCTTGAATGTGTGCCTAGCATTTATTCTTACCTCCTTGCCATTAGGGAATCTTATATTCATTCTCGCTCCCCATTTTTCATATACTCCTTTGTGGTCACGCATCAGAAAATCCAATGGGTCACCATCTCCTGACCATACATCATGATTACCTGCAATTAGATATAGCCATTCTACACTATTCACGAAATACTCAGATAACCTCCAAGACTCTTTGGCTGATGTGGATTGTTGTCCATATAGGTGAGAAAGACGACCAACCCAGTTGTTCTGAATATCACCGAGATTCCCAGCAAACAATCCTTCTGTCTTGTTGATAATATTTGTGTATTGAATGATTTGTGCAATATTTGTTCCATCATCATCAACGTGAGGGTCGCCAAAATGGGCAATTCCTATTGGTCCATCTATATTAACATCCACGTTAATTAATTTCTTACTGCCCCTTCCTTTTACTTTTTGAGTATATTGTTTACTCCTGTGCTTTATAATATCTTCAACTGGTAAATCCTCAGTAATGGGGACTTCCTTTTTGAAGGGACTTGGTTGTAGTATTTTTGGTTTTAATGTTTTTCTATGACAACCATAATAAAGCCACATTTGTTTCTTCGAGTCTTTGTAATAGTTCCATCCATCCCTCCTTAAGTGACGAGTCCCACAGTGAGGACAACCGATAATATTATCATCATTGTCTGTAGTGAAAGTCTCGTTATCGAGATGTTCATTGATACCCATTTATTCAACCTCATTTGTGTCTTTAAGCTCTCTTCTTGCTCCCTGTATCTGCTCAGGAGAAAAACCTTGAAACATACCGACCACCCCGGTTTCAATTCTTTTTGGTCCACCTCCTAAAGTTCCTACTGCTTTTCCTAATTCCTTTAGTGATTGCAGAGATATATTCTCATCCTCACTAAAATCAGCTAAGTGCTTCAGAGAACGAAGTACATATTCGTGATTGATGCCTAGATTTTCTGCGACATCCTTTACACTCTTCTGTATCTCTTCCATAACTCTCCTTTGTTTTAACAGGACTACGGCTTTTTTCCTAGCTTTATCCCTATTATTTTCTTCAAAAGCTTCCATGTATGCTTTAACTGCGTCAGTTCCAACCGCCACAGTTGTTGCAAATAATTTTTCTTTATTCGTTGCGTTCTTTCTCTCTCTAACTCGTGAATTGGTGTTTTTAATTTTTTTCGAGAAAGTATACCTGTTAGGATGTTCTTCAAAGTTGGTATCCATTTGCGTCTTATCATTTCGTAGGAAAGTGCCAACGATAGTCCTAACATAACCTTTACTATGACTATAGTTTGGTCGGTCATGAGGATGTTTCAGCTTTTCGCTTACTTTAAGTAATTGAACTATCCTATTATCGTCTGAGTAAACCCAGTCACCTTGTTTACCCTCTCTCCAATTTTTAACAGGTTCAACATCCTTGTGTGGGAATTCTTCAATATCATCATATACATAATGTTTTACCCTCTTTATCTCCCTGTATTCCATTTAATCTTTTTTATCCCTAAGCATTACTTCTCGTTCATACATCCTATAGATAGCATTTAGTAGTTCATTTACTGGTTTAGGGACTTTATAGACAGTGCCATCAACTTCTATATCTACTGTCATGCTTTCGGATTCATTATTAAAAGTTTTCCACTTATTACTATCCAAAAAATATTCTGCCATTTTTTCTAGAACTTCTGATTGTTCCTCCAAGCTTAAATCACTTAACGCTTCTATTTTAACTGCCATAAGAACCTACCGACAGCCTATTACATATATATATATTATATTATATATATTATATAATACTTTATTACTTTTTCTTTTGCTTACTTTTCTTTTTAGAGTCATCCTCGTCACCCGGGTCATGTGGACCTTCAAACTTAGGCTTTAATTTATCTATCTTTGCCTGAAGTTCCTGTAGTTCTTTTAACTTTTTATCGTGTTCATCTCTAGCCACTCCTGTATGAGCTTCTGGACCAGATAAATCTTTTGATGTAATAGTCATAATTAACTCCTTTATTTAAAAGAATGTAGAGGTTGCCCAGGTTATTTACAACAAAAATTTATAGCATTTTGATAGACAACCATATATACACACGCCCCGGTCTTTATGAGGTTTCTGATAATAACTTATCAAGTTAGAAGTCAATCAATACTAAACACCTTGTAAAGGAGGTATAACAACTATGAGTGTAAACACAGATAAACTCATGAAAGCTCTAACTATCCAAGCACACATGGCAGCGTGGGAGCGTAAAACACGTAGATTTGGTGCATCCCCTCAACAAACATCAAACTTTATTCAAGCACTGCAAAGTGACCTTGATACGTCTGATGACCAGAAATCCAAGATGAAAGCTATGCTTACTGAAATCATGAAAGAAATGCTTGTCTCTGGTACAGATGAAATAAAGAAAGATGATAAACCTTCCAATGAGCCTACTATCCTTGAGTTACAGGAAGAGATAAAGCTATTGCAGGCTAAGGTTAAGTAGAAGTTAGGTGGCAGTGTCCTACTGTCACCGCTTTTATTCTTTTTATCTTTTATTCCTTATTATTAATGGGATATATGTGTACATACTATCTCATATATATATATAGGAAACCCAATAACATGGGCAATAACATACAGAGGCATATGAGTTCAGTCTATTAGTGCTAATCACACCTCTCCACATATTGATTAAGTGGATGAAGATTTAGTTCTGGTAAGAGTGGATTAGGCTGTTCCATCCCCTCTGTTCCCTAAAACCATAAACAGGAGGTCTTCATGTATAAACCCGTGAAAGATACCATCACTCGATATGTTTCTCCAGCTATCATTAAAGCGGTTGAGAGACATCATCAAATTGAATTGAACCACAGCGATATAAATGCTTGTTGGTGGGCAATCGCTAATACTAATCCATTGGACCTGAAGCGTTATAAAGGCGTTGGACCATCTGGACTCCGCAAGTGCAGAGATTGGTTAAGTGATTGGGTGACGATTCATGGATAAGGTGAAAGAAGTACTAGGCGCAATCATATTGGTTGTGCTTATGTATTTCTTGATGGTTATTATGTTCATTTTAGATGGGGCACCGTTCCATTAATGGATACAATGGGGAATGAGCAATTCGGTGTATTACTATTGCATGATGACGGTAATTAGCCCGGTATGTCATCC